ACATCGAGCGCCCCCATCAAGTATGGGGCGTCCCAATAGGTGCCGGTGTTGGAGCCGACTGTACCTTCGTGGTCGTGGGCCTCAGCGTTGACCTCACGGTGGCCGAACAGAAGCGGCTTGCCGTTGAAGGACTTCGCCGCCCTTTCAAGCTCCTCCGGGTGGCGGTAGAGCTTGTAAATCCGGTCTGCGTCGAGGCCGAGTTCGCGCCAGTTGACGACCTCGCGCCCGTAATATGGGCAGACGTTCGCCTTCGTGATCGGCGTGGCCGAGACGTGAAGGTGACCGTCGTTGTCCTTGGTGCGGAAGGACTCCTGCACGGCGGCGCGGTCCAGCGCGAGCCGGACCTTGGTATCGGCGGAGAGGAGCATGGCGAACCTTGTCTCGCCGTGCCAGATCTGACATGCTCAGAGTATGGCAGGTGTGATATGCGACAGCGCTCGCAACCCTTTTGCGGGATGGATGGAGCGCCATAAGCTTTCTGTGGCTCGGGCTGCCGACGCGCTGGGCTGCTCGCCCGGCGCCGTTCAGAGTTGGAAGCGGAAGACGCCGCCTCGCTACATCCTGCTTGCATGTGCCGCGTATTCCTGCGGCGTGCCCCCTATTCAATGAGGACGACATGACTCGGCGAAGGAAGCTTAGTTCAGGCCTGTATTCCAGTGGCGTGCATGGCAATTACACAGACAAGGAATGGGAAGCCATAACCCAGGTCGCGGCCAAGTTAGATTGCGGATGGGACCACGAGGAGTACTGGGAGGGTTACATAAGTGCAGCTATGGACTGCACCCTGTACATTTCACCAAGCGGTCTGAAGCCTTATTTCCCTGCCATGCAAGAGGCCGGCATTGAATGGGGTCGGATGAGGCGAGGAAATGAGGAACTTGATTTCGAAGATCTGTTCAAGAGCCGAGAAGTGACCAACCTTGAGGAAAGGGTTGACGATTTTCCGACCGGTCAGAGCCTTCGAAATGGGGATTGGGAGAAGGCGCAGGCCGCTCATTACAGGGCAGTCGCGGACTATCTCAAGCGGCAAGCAAAAAGGATGGAGAAAGAAGCGAAGCGATACGATAGGCAGCTAGCGAAGAAGCCAATCATGCGCCCGCTGAGTGAGGCGGAGAAGGCAGAAGCGAATGCGCGGGGTGAGCAAATAGCGCGAGAACTGCTGTTCGCCGAAATGACTTCCATCGTTGGTCGGTAATGCTTGCGAGACCCTAATTAAAGCCAGGTACGACCGCTCTTGAGACGCATCGGCAGTTCGGAAGCTGACCAGGCAGGATATACTTTCCGACCTCGGGGTCGAGCCACCCTTTGGCTGGGTCGTAGGTTTGACGATCCAGACCTGCTTTAAGGTGCGATTTTCGAGGATGTTTTCCGCCACCTGAATGGACCCATACTGCTTCCGTCACGCCGATCTCACGCTGGCGCGCCGCGGTCAGCGAGGCGGTAGCAAGATTATTCTGCGATGTCGCAATGAAAGCGGCACGCCGCTTCGTCACGCCCGAGATCTCCTGCAATTCCTTCGTCAGCGTGCCGAGGTCTCGCCCCGTTGCCACGCTGCGCATCACCGCGCCCTCGACCTTGCCGAGGTGCTGTTGCGCGATGCTCTTGATCAGCGAGACGTTCTCGTGGACCACCGAGTTGACCACGTCGCGCTGGGAGCGGGTCATAGTCCATTCAACTGAGAAGCCGCCGCGCTTCAGGGCCGCTTTGAGAGCCGCATCTGATCGCTGGCTGACCGACTGCGCGAAGTAGGACGCCAGATCGGCCGATAGATCGTTAAAACGGGCCGTCCAGCGGCGTGTAAGGGCTCGGATGGCCCTGCGTAGGGTTTCGACCGGAAGCTCGTCCTGGGCCAATTCTGGCGCGTTCTTGCGATACGCAGCCTTGAGCCAGTATGCGATGGAGCGATCCATCTCTTGGATCATGGCTACCAAACGGCGGCGGTACTCGGCTTCAATTCCCTGGTTGGGATGCACCGGCCGAAGGACCGTCCCCTGTGCCTTCTGCCGTTTCACCGAGCTTGCCACGCAAGTCCTCCGGCAGCACGACGGGCGTTGGCTCCGGCGCTTTCACGCCATCGGCCTCGACCCGTTTCTGAAGCTCAGCCTGTCGGGCAAGCTCCAGCATCTCGTCCATGCTGAAATCAATCACGCCGCATCCCGTCCGCGCGCCTTCTGGACCCGATCAAATAGCCCAGTCACGCGGTCGGCGGTAGTGTCGTCATCGCCTTCTTCGGTGGCTTGAAAGCGGCCGAGAAGGCTTTCACTGCCACCCTCGCCACCAGCCTCAAGGCCAGCTTCTGCCTCGACCTGAAGGTCGGGCAGATCGTCGGGGTCCAGGCCGTGGTAAAGGCTTTCGGGGTCGTCGGCGAGACGCTTGCGATCCTCAGCCGGCGAGAGCGTGCCGCTGTCGATGTAGACCTGAGCCGTTTCGGCTTCCAGCTTCCGGACCTCGGCAAGCTCCTTGTCCGACATGGACCACAGGGGCTCGAACTCAAGCGTGATTTCCGGGTCAACCTCGCCGAACCGGTTGAGCTGGATGAAGTTGACGATCGCCTCCAGAATGGGCCGGCCGTTCTCGTTGTAGGACGCGATCCAGTCGAAGAACGACCGCATTTCGCCATCCGACGAGGCGTTCAGGCCCTTGGGCTGCAAGCCAAAGAACTTGACGAGCGGGATGCCGGGCAGCGCCGCCATGTGCTCTTGGCTCTGAGCCTGAAGATCCGACAGGCCGCCCAACTGGGCCGAGACGTTGGCGAAGTCCTCGGTTTCCTTGTTGAGGATCATCAGCCCGCGGTTGTCGCGGAGGTCGTTGAACAGTTCGGCCCGGTCCATGACCGAAGCGTCAGCCACGCCGAGCGTGTTGCCCATCTGGGTCTTCAGCACCATGACGCTGAAGGCGTTCACCAGATCTGCCACGGACTGCCGGGTCCGGAGCCAGTTATCGACGGTCGGCTTGACCTGCTGTGAGAGCGAGATGCCGCCGAAGCTGTAGGCCGGCTTCAGCAAATCTGGGACCTCGCGGCCCACGAATGTCAGCAGCCGGGTCCGGTGAACCCTTTTGCCCTGCACGAGCCAGTGCGTCGGCTTGTACCAGTCATTCGAGAGCGGGTCCGCGGCATCGTACCCGCTGGGGTACGCCCACATCGCTTCGACGACCTTGAACCCCTTGAGTTTCCCCTTGCCGATCTTGGCCTTGCTCGCAGCGTCTGAGCCGTCGCCGATCGGGGTAGCCAACTCTTCAGAAGTGTCGGAGCCAAGGTCCACGAACAGGTGGCCGCGACCCATGTAGCCGTCGCTCTCAAGCATACGGCGGTAGCAGTCGCGCACGCCGAATTTTTTCATGTCGGCCTGGATCAGCCGAACCTTATCGGCCTTTTCCTCGCCGCTGGCTTGGAGCTTGATGAACTTTCTGACGGACTCGGTGGCGATGATCTCCACCATCCGCCGGATCTCAGGGATCTGCGACTGGATGGCGAGCTGAGGGAACCCCGGGAAGTGGCCATAGGTGCCGAAGTAGGCCCCAAGCCCCTCTTGAGCCCAAGCGCCGACCCCGGGGGCTTCGTCCATCGCCAGCTTTTTGTCGCCCGTCGTCCCAGGCGGGTGCTGAGCGGCCAGGAAGGGCTGAACGGCCACAGGCTGCTTGCGAGTGATCCGCGCCCGTGCACGAAGCTCTGGCGCGATCTGTAGCGGCTTGCGCTCGACGGGTGTTGCCACAGGGCTGGCCTGCCCTTCGGCTTGGCGTCCTCTCGCTCGGCGTTGGGCTCGGGTCATCAGCGCATCCCGAGCGTGCGGGTGAAGGTGCCGCGGCGGGGCTGCTTGGCGAGCGCCCGCAATTCCGGGCTGATCGTCGGGTGAAGCGCGTTGCGAAGCGTCTCAACCGCATACCGCAAGGCGTCGATCACGTGGTTCTTCTTGTCCGCCAGAACCGGCAGCACCTCGCCGGTCAGCGGATCCGTCTTGTAGGCGTACAGGGTCAGCTCATCCACGAGGTGCTTGCAGCGCGGGTGAACGACCACATCGTAGCTCTTCAGGAACTCGATGCCGTCCTCGACCGAACCGGCGCCCTTCGTGGCAGCGACGAGCTTGGGGTAGCCGTGCCGCTGCATGTACGAGATCGTCTCAGGCCGGGCGCTGTCAGCACGGATCGGCCATCTGCGGGCGGTCTCGGGGGCCTCTGGGTCGATGCTGTCGAACAGGGCCGGCGTGCGGTCGATCTCACACCCGACGCGGTAGACCTCTCGGTCGACGAATAGCGTGCGACCCTCGACGTAGCATCGTACCAAGACGGTTGGGTCGACGCTGAAGCCCCAATCGGCTCCGTAGAAGAACCGCGCATCAGGCGGGGTGTCAAAGGCTTCGGCCTTCCAGTTGCGGAAGACCCGGGCTTCGCTGTTCCGCTGGTAATGCCCCAGCCAGATATGCGCGTACTTGTCGGGGTCGCGCCGCTGATCGTAATCCTTCTCTGCGATCAGTTCCGCGGGGAGCCACGGGTTGTCCGACCAGTTGGCCTCAACCACGACCGCGCCAGGCGGGGGCTCTCCGTTGCGGAGAAGCTGATCAACGGGATCAGTCGCGAGCGAGGGGTTCCAGCCGAACCACAGCTCTGAGCCTGGGGTACGCAACGTCGGGCGGAGCAGATCCAACGAGCGCTGCGAGAGCGACTGCGCTTCCTCCACCCAGGCGATCCGGAAGCCTTCCAGCGACTTGATGCTGTCGGCCGTGTGGTTCTGCATGCCCTGAAAGATGATCAGGCCGCCGTTATCGACCTCGATGTATTTGTCCATCACGTTGAAGCGTGAGGCCACGCCGAGGGCGGTGATCTTGTCCTCGACGAGCAGCTTGACCGACTGGGCCAGAGACTTCTGGATCTCACGGACACAGACGGCTCGTGTCGTCTGAGCTAGGCATTCCTCGACCAAAAGCTCGGCGAAAAAATGCGATTTGCCCGAGCCCCGGCCGCCGTGAGCGCCCTTGTACCGGGCCGGCTGCAGTAGCGGCTCAAAAACCTCAGGCGTCTCGATCTGGAGGACGGACGATGACACGTTCGATCTTCACCAGATGCTGAACGGGATTATCCTCGTCGCCGACCACCTGCATGGGGAGCACCTTGCCCAACAGCGACATGAACGCTGCCGGGGATGCCGTCGCTTGCTCTTGGAGGTAGCCGACCAAGCCGTTATCACCGCCCGCCTGTTCGGCCGCCTTCAGGATCGCGTCCTTCAGCAGGGCTGTGGTCTTGTTAGGCGTTCCCGCCTGCCGGCCACCGGTTTTCATCCCGGTCGCCATCTAAATGCCTCTACTGTAGACGTTTCACAGCGCCCTGATCACCCGTGCGAGGCTACCGTCTGCCTCTGCCAGGATCTTGAGCTGGTGGATGACGGCGCCGACGTTGTGGCGGTTTGCGATGGGGTCGGGTTGAGCCAAGCGGGCCAGATGCTGGCGATCGGTCAACGCTGTCGGCTGTGTGGCTTTGCGGGGAGCGGAGAGGTGGAGGATGGGGCTGGGCGGGTCGATGTCGTACATGGTCAAGCCAGCCGGATTTTGCGGAGAAGCCGACCGATCCAGCCGTAGTCTAAGCACGTCATTGGCGTCGGGCAGTCTCGCGGCGGCGCGAGGTGTCGCAGGCACCCAGAGCAAGCCATCAGCGTCTGTTCCCGAATTGAGTGAGCAGCACGAGCGCGCCGATCAGAGCGATGCAGCCGAGCATGAACATCGCTGGGCTCGCATCAGTAATCGCCGTCGTTCAGAACGATGGCCCTCGCCTCGCCCGTGCTGATCAACTGAAGCGTATAAGGTTTCATCCAATGCGGCATCAGGCAGTGTTCGCGAAGCTGAAGGTCCAGCATTTCGCGGGCCTGCTCCTCAGTGTCCGCGATCACGACAGATGCGCACCCAACTGGGTAGTGGCTATCGTGGTCAGTGCAGACGAAGACCGCCATCACACTCGCTCCGCGCTCTCAGACAAATCTCTCGCGCTTCCAGACAAATCCCGAAGGCTGACCCCACCGAGGTCGATCTCCCCATCCTCAAGCTCAT